CCATCATAGGCAATTCTGAAATAGCTTTAAAGGCTTATGAATCACATAAACAAATCCAAGCCTCTTTCATAATATTCAAGGTAAATGACGATACAAGAAAGTTCGTTCAGGAATGGTATGCATGGAGTATAATGCCGGGAATGATTGATAACACCCCCAGAGGGCCGCAGTTCCCCGGATTCCAGGAACACAGGCATGACCAGGCTATCCTTACCTGCCTACAGATAAAATATGGATATAAATTGCACTGGTTTCCCAGTTCTACCGGCCATCATATCCCCCGGAATGGGGACAACTACCCTGAAATCCTATGGCATCACCGAAAAAAGAATAATGAATGGTAGAAGAAGCCTTCAATATAAACCCATCATTCCTAAAGATCTGGCAGGAGAAAGGCATGGAAGAAAAGCGTTATGACTATCCGCTGAAACCTACCGACCTGATATTAGATATAGGAGCCTATCAGGGTTCATGGTCTAAAATTATGCACGATCTTTATGGCTGCAAATCTATTCTATTTGAACCGGTCCGGGTTCCAGCTTTAGACTCCATCCGGAGTAATGAAAACTTCCAGATCATAGAAGCGGCAGCATGGATATTCAATGACAGGCTTAAATTTGGTGGCAACGGTTACTGGACTTCCCATTTTATTGATGGCATCCAGGAATATCCATGCGTGGATATAAACAACTACCTGAATTGTGAAATAGCGGTTTGTAAGATCAATATTGAAGGGGGTGAATATGATTTAATTCAGCATATTATTAACGGGGATCTCCAGACCCATGTAAGGAACTTCCAGATTCAATTTCATAACTGGAATCATGAATGTATATTCCAAAGACATAAAATACAAACCCAGCTTGCTAAGACCCACAGGTTGACATGGGGAATTAATTGGGTGTGGGAAAATTGGGAACTATGCTAACTTTTGCCGATAAATATAAATATAATGTCTTTAGTCAGAATGGGGAGGACGGGATCCTAGCCGAAATCATCAGGCGTATAAACCCTAAAGAAAAGACTGCCGTGGAATTTGGCTGCCCATCGTTTGAATATTGCTCTAATACTGCTTTACTTGCTAAGAATGGGTGGGATGTTTATATGTATGATAAAGACTTAAATGAAGATACCCGTATTCAGAAGGCTGAAATAACCCCGGATAATGTCAATGGATGGTTTGGAAGGCCAACACTTTTATCTATAGATATTGATAATGATGACTTCCTGGTATGGCAGGCTTATCGGGAAGAGCCGGATATTGTGATTATAGAAATCAATTCATCCTATCCTGCCATGAGTTATGAGATACCCGGTGAACATGGGGCTTCTTACAGGGCTATGGTAACACTAGGGATCAATAAAGGATATTTTCTAGTCTGCCATACTGGGAACCTGATCTTTGTCAGGCTCCAGTTTGCAGCATTATTCCCTGAGATAATAAAACATCATCCCCTCGCTGAATGGGAACTTTATTTTAATAAATCATTCCTATAATGCTAACCTTTTTAAACTTGGGCAGGATGGGCAGGTTAGCGAATGGAATGTTCTCTATTGCCGGCACAATCGGTATAGCCATGAAATCAGGGCAGAATTATGGCTTCCCTAAATGGATAAACTGGGATGCAAAAGAGCGATTTGGATCTGAGGAAGATATTGAACTTTATAAATATTTTGTAAATCCCCTTCCTGAAGTTCCTGATATCCCTTTCCATGAATATCCTTACTTCTGGGGTTACCGGGATCTGCATCTTCCGCAAGGGAACTGGAATCTAAATTCCCATTTTCAGTCGGATAAATATTTCTCCCATTGCATGGATGTTATCAGATTTTATTTTACCATGGACAGGGAAGTAGATGTAAATGGCTGTGCTATTCATATGCGCTGGGGGGATTATGATGATAGTTACCACCCCACTCCTAAGATTGAATATTATAGGGAAGCTTTAAATCATGTAGATGGGCCCTTTTTTTTATTCAGCGATAACTTGGATAAATCTATAGAATTAATGAAGGATATTCCTATCCAATACATCCCGGTGACCATGAATTACCTGGAATCATTCAAGATGATGAAACGCTGCAGGCATTTTATATGTGGCAATAGTTCTTATTCCCTGATGGCAGCGATATTGGCTGATCATCCGGAGAAAGTTATAGTATGTCCTAAGAAGTGGTTCGGGGATCATGTGGGACTTGAAACAATAGATTTATATCCTGAAAATTCTATAATTATATGATAGATTTTGAAACAACATCACTAGAAAATCTTATGCCTTTAATTAAAGCTAAAGCTGACGAAATTGAAAGGATAATAGTATTAAAGTTTAAAGAACTTAAAAAAGATAATCCGTCAATGGATGCTGGATGGGGTAGAGTTCATGCTGAGCAATCAATCACATTACATTTGCTTAGTATGATATTAGTTAAGCTAGATTTATTATGAGGATCCTCTATAGTGTTCATATGTATCCCCCCACCCATAATTGTGGTGGGGAATACTTCATCCATAACATGGCAAAATATCTGATCAGCAAGGGTCATGAAGTCAGGGTATTAATGAAAGATTCCAAAGTATATGATATAGATCAGATATATACTTTTGAAGGGGTAACAGTTTTCCCCTGTCCCGATAATGATCAGACTCCTTTATTTTACTGGGCTGATATCGTTTTTAGCCATCTCCAATGGGCAGCATGGACAATATCCATCTGCAATACCTTTAAGCACAAACCATGTGTCTTTGTAAGCCATAATTTCTGGCCCTATGATATCGTGAAATTCCGGCAAAATACCGGAGTAATATATAATTCAAATGCCATGAAAGATATATTGAATTATGAGAATAGGCATATAGTAGTTCATCCTCCATGTGATTACCGTAAATGGGATTTTGGGGGTCCTTCCGGCGATCATATTACTTTAATCAATATGAACCTCAATAAAGGCTCCCGTCTATTTATGGCCATTGCAAAGGCTATGCCTGAAAGGAAATTCTTAGCAGTAAGGGGCAGCTATGATACCCAATGGATAGAGCCCCTTCCAAATCTTACTATTTTGGATAATTCCCCGGATATGGAACCGGTTTACCGCTATACCCGGATACTTCTCATGCCTTCGGCCTTTGAATCCTGGGGGATGACAGCAACAGAAGCTATGTGTAACGGCATCCCTGTAATTTATAATTCCACACCCGGATTAAGGGAGAATGTGGGAGAAAGTGGGATTGAACTCCATAATTTGAATCCTGACTATGAGGAAAAGGATTTAAAGGGTGGTGAACATCCCGGTATTGATCCGGAAGCAAACCTTCAGCAATGGATAAAAGCCATTAAAAGATTAGATAATCATTTAGTCTATAAAAAATATAGTAATTTGTCAAGGAAAAGGAGCCGTGAGCTTGATCCGGAAAGTGAACTTCAAAACTTAGAAAACTGGCTATGGACATTTTTAAATCAGAATTAGCCTACTCCTCATCCCAGGAACCGGTAACACTTACAGAAGCCAAAACCCATATCCTGGTAGATTTTACAACTGATGACACTTATATACAGGCTCTTATCACTCAATGTCGGGCAGCCATAGAATCCTATTGCAATATCTGTATTACCCCTAAAAATATTACCTGGACCTTTGATAGCCTGCCAGAACCGGGAAGTTATCCCCCTTGGATAAGCCGCTGGGATATGGCTTTCTATGGATATTCCAATTGTACCAAATGGCTCAGAATGCCTTGGGGACCGGTTGAAACGGGAACTATATCAGTTACCAATGTTACTGATGGCAGCGTTATTACCACTCTTACAGCAAATACAGATTATTTTATCCGGGGGCAGTTATTCAAAGAAATAAAGATCAATTCCTTTACCGGCAATGTGGTAGTAAATTATAGGGGCAAATGGCCCTATGATCCTAACAGTTCGGAGATTATCCCGGCAGATTTGAAACTGGCTATCTTAAACGAAATCGCTTTCAGGTATACAAATCGTGGGGATGCCGTAAATCGCTATGCCCAGCAGTCAGTAGGGATATCTGAAGGAGCCCAAACAGCAGCAGCTAAATTCATACAGATATGGCTATAAGTAATATAGGAGTTTCAAGGGGAAGCCTTTATAATTACTCCACCATGCAATATACTGGGGAACTACAAAATAATTCCCCCTTGTCTGATGGTTCCGGAGGCCAGATTGATAACTGGGTTACCGTGGTTACCAGACGATGCAGCCTGGACAAGATTTCAGGAAGGTTATCAGGTGATTTCGGTAAAATGGAATATCAGAAATCTTATAGGCTGATTATCCGTTATGGAAAGGATCTTCTTTCTAATCCTTCAGACTCCAATACATTGGTATTTGATTCCGATTCCCGCTGGCTTATCAATGGGAACGCTTATAAGATTGAGGACTGGGAGCTTGTGGCCCAGCTTCCTTTCCAGATAGAATTCAGGGTAATTTTAAACAATGGCTGATGGCTTTTCCATACAATTACAGGGATGGGATGAACTTATCCAAAGGCTTGAAAAAGCTCCCCAGATCATTAATGAAGAGGCAAAGGCTGAGCTTTTAGATGGGGCCGAAGCTATAGCCGAAAATGCGAAGCTACTAGCCCCGGTTCATTATGGGATCCTAAAAGGATTAATAGGGGTAGATGCCCCTCAAAATAATGGGCTTTCTATAAACGTATTCAGTAAGGCAAATTATTCTGCTTATGTGGAGTTTGGTACAGGAACAAAGGTAGAAGTGGAAAATAACCCTGAAGGCCTGCCGGAATATGCCCTCCAATTCAAAGGAACCCATGAAGTTCCGGGGATGTTTCCAAGGCCTTACTTCTTTGAAGCGGTCAGGCATCAAATCCCGAGGATAACCGAAAGGATGGCTAAAATACTGGAAAAGATATGATAGACGTTAAAGAACCCCTTAGAACCGCTTATTACCAGGCTCTTAATGGCAACCTATCCTGGAATGCTGCTAATGTTCCGGTAAGTGATTCTGTCGAAAAACTTGCCAATAAGGAAGATCTTTATGTCCTTTTAACGCAGCAGAATGGCTTTTCCGTGAACGATCAGGGGGCTTTTAGGTCAGAAGAAACCATGTTGATTGATATTGTTGCCAGAGGGACCAGGGTAAGCAAGGCTGTTGTGGATAATATTGCAGGACAGATATTTGCTATTATATTTCCTTCTGTTCAAGGAAATGCCCTTCCACCGCAGCCCGGACTTTCCGTTATTAATATGCGGATTACCGATGACAGATATTTGGTATTCCAGACAACGGGGGCTGTAAACGTAAAAAGAAGGCTTATAACTGTTACCCAGCTTTGTAGCCAAGGAGGATCTCTAGGCGGCTCTATTCCTGTTTTCAGCATTCCTTCCCCTATTACCAGCCCTGATTTTACGAATGCCACAGACTACAACAATACTGCCCTGAAATATGTAAACTATTTCCTTTTCTTAAATGATGCCAGCAATTACCTTCTGGAAGGGGTGGAATATGTAAAGATCCCTACTGGTGGCTTTACGATTCTGCTCCCAAACTTCGATGCAACCATAAACTTCTATACTTTCTACATTATCCAGCAATAGATAATTTAGATTATGTTAAATAGGAAGTTGTACATTTAGTGTAATAATAAAAAAATTACAATTAAATGGCACACACTCCCATCCAATCGGTAGACTCCCCCATAGAGATCTCTTCCGATAACGGCGCTAACTGGAAGGTCCTGATCTGTGTAAGCTCATGGACTGTTCCCATCACCACCAACTCCACAGATACCGCAACCCAATGCGGTCTTTTTGTAGGCCTTGGGGCAATCCAGTTCAACCCCACTATCCAGGCGGTATGTTCTTACGAGCAGGCTTTCATTGAAGCCTCTTATAATGACTGTCTGACCTGGCAGGTAGGTAAGACTCCATTACTATTCAGGGTACAAAGCCCTGTATTCGGGTCTTATGCTCTTGGGGAAGCCTATTACCTTTCAGGTTCCTGTTATGTTACAGATACATCGCTCATTGATAATACCAATGATCCGGTGAAGTTTTCTGTAACATTAAAGGGATTTGACGCGCTTACAATTCATTAATATATGGCAGGATATACGACTATTACCGTTAAAGGTCAAGAGATTGGCCTTCGGTTCGGGCTTCCCGCTATTAAGCGGATTTCCGATAAGATAAATTTACTGATAGGGACTGAAGAGATTACCCTGAATCTGATGAGCATGGTGCATATCATCTATGCTGGTTACCTGAATGACTGTCAGGCTAATGACAAAGCTGATAAGATCCCTTTTGTAGATTTTTATGAACTGGTGGAAACTGCCGCTTTGAATAATGATTTGGGAGAAATAAAAAGAGTTATAGAAGTCTTTGCCGGTAGTAAGGAAGTAAAAGAGGTTGCCGTCGAGGGCAAGGATGAAAAAAAAAATCAGAAATTGACTGGGAAGAAATCGAAGCATTCTGCATCCGTAAGGGATGGGACTTTGAGCGTATTACCTGGAGGCAATACATTTTCCTTGTCCGGGGGCACGACAAAGACCGGCTAGATCAGCTAAATGATGTGCGGCTTATAGCCTATTGCGGGATCTATCAGTTTTTAAAGCAGGGAACAAGCATAGAATCATTTATGCCGCTTCCAAGTGATGATAAGAAGGAGATGCAAATAGATAAGGTTAAGGAACTTATGGAACGGGTAAGGGAAAGCCATAAAAAGAAATATAATCTAAGCTAATGGATGCAGCCTTAAATGTCAAGTTTGGAGCCGATACATCCGGCCTTATAGCAGGCCTTAAAACTGCTGAACAGGCTACTAACGGATTAAAGACTTCCCTGCAATCCGTTAATGAAAAGTTTGTCATCCAGAATAATACCCTCAATCAATCTGTTGGTTATATGCGTCAGCAGCGGGAAGCCGCTGAAAGACTGGCTGCCGCTGAAAAAGATATTGCAGGATCTTCTATTGCTGCCAGTGCCGGAATAGAAGAAATAGGGGCTTCATCAAGGGGGATATTAGAGCCTTTAAATAATGCTTATAATGCCATTAGAAAGATAGCTTATGTGCTTCCTGGTATTGGGATTGGAGGTATTGTAAGTCTCTTATTTTCAGGGGTGGCTTCTGCCTTAACTTCTGTTGGATCAAGTGAAAAAGTAGTAGATGATGCCACAGCAGCTTTAGAACAATATAAAAAGACCGTAGATAGTGTTGTAGAATCTAATTCCAAAGAATCTGCTACTGTAGATATATTGGTGGCAAAGATTCAATCCGGAACACTTTCCCGTGAAGGAACAGTTCAGGCTATAAAAGAATTACAGCAGATAGCCCCTGATTATTTCGGTAAACTCAATGCAGAAAAAACTTCTATTGAAGAGGTTACTAAAGCCTATGGGAATTATAATAATGCCCTTGTTCAGACAATTGAAACCCAGATTAAGATAGCTGAAATAACAGATATTGTAAAGCAAAGACTTGCACAATCAACAGCAACCCCGGAAGCGGCTAAATTTATTGCTGATCTTCAGGCACAAGGGAAAAGCCTTCAGGAAATTAATGCTATAGTAACTAAAGGAATCGGCGAGGATATTTCTGCCAATGCTAAGTTATTGGATGGGGAAAAAAAGATAACTGATGAACAGTTAAAACAATCCTTATTACAATCTTCAATCCCTGCTGGAGTACAGACTATATTAAAGTTTTTACAGCAGGAAGCCGATATTGTTAAAGACATTAATAATGTCTCAAATATTGTTAAACTTCCCGAAGTTTCAGGAGATCCACTAGCCAAGACAAGGCAGGCATTAGAAGAAATAATAAGGCTTGAAAATGATCTGGGAAAGCCTGATACAAAGCCTTTATTCCAGAAACTTGCTGAATCTTTGGATTCTTCAAGGGCTCAATTATTAGAAACCAAAATAGCCGAAGTTTTAAGAGATAATGTAAAGAATGGTATAGCTCAATCTATTACAGATAAAGAAGTTGCATTATTATATGAACAATTAAGAAGGTTATTAAACCCGGATCTTACAACTAAGATAGATACTAAGATAGAAGTAGATCCCCATGTTAAATTAGTGGCAGAAGCCTTTTCAGTAGTAGGAGATATAGGCCCACAATTAGATGCAGTACTAAAGAAATTGCCACCTTTAAAAACAGATATTAAAGTAGATCCTACCATTATTGCCAATGGTGCGAAGATGGTAAAAGAAATAAAGGATATTTATCATGCTATAGCTGACGCCGCTGTTAATTTGGGAGAAGGTGTTGCCGAACAAATAGGACAGGCTCTAGCAGGAGTAAAAAATCCTTTTGCTGGATTTCTTGCTCTTTTGGGTGATGCTATTGAAAGTTTTGGTAAGCAATTAGTTGCCATTGGTATAACAGCTTTATTAGCACAGGAAGCCCTTAAATCACTTTTCTCGAATCCGACACTTGCCATTATTGCGGGTGGTTTGGCTATTGTATTGGGGGCCGAATTAAAAGCATTAAGTAGTAAAAAAGGAGTAAAAGCCTTCGCAGAAGGTGGTATCGTAACCGGTCCTACTAATGCCCTGATCGGGGAAGCAGGTCCGGAAGTAGTATTCCCATTAGATAAATTAAACCGGTTCCTGAAAGGCAATACCCAGAACAGCCGGGTAGAGGTAGTGGGCCAGACAGTTATATCAGGGCCTAATCTTTTGACGGTATTTAAACGGGCTACAACAAACCAAAGACTTGTTTAATGGCTTACGGTACAAAATATAACTTTAATTTTTCCAATGAGCTTGATGAAGTCTATTATTTAACTTTCGATTTCCTGAATTATACCGGTGGCCAGCAAAATATTAATGTTTCTGTGGAAGGTTTCAGTCTCCGGTCAGTTACCGGTGATGATGACAAACTAACCCCGGTTCTGGGCCTTGAATGCCTGATCCATATCTTAGTTGGAACCACGATAGACAATAAAGGGGTTTTAACTGATGATTCTACTTTAACCATCTTTGATCTTATTGCTACTCATGACAATGATATCCGGGTAACGATCAATAAGGTGCAGCCTAACTATTTACAGCCCGTTTACCAGGGTTTTGTCGTTGTTGAGGATAATATGCAGCCCTTCCAAGATCCCCCTTTTGTGCTTCAGTTAAGGGCATTAGACGGCCTTGGACAATTAAAGTCAGTGGATATGGTGGATGCCAATGGGGATCTTTTCTCAGGATGGCTTTCCATAGAAGACTGGATAGGTAATATCCTGATGAAAACAGGGCTTGATTTAAACCTGAGAACTTATTTTCCATTCTATCCCATTGGGATTGACGGAGATGGAGTAAATCCATTACAACAAATAGGAGTAGATGCCATAACCTGGCAGCAGGGGGAACTTACTACTACTACAGATCCTTCAGTAGATTTATTCCAGTCTGAAGCCGATGATGCGGGTACAGCCTTAGAAAAGCTATGCCGGTGTTTCAGGGCCAGATTATTCCAGCATGATGGGGTATGGAATTTCGTTAGCTTATATACCTATGTAGATCCTAATGGATGGAATTATTTTGAATCTGATTCTATCCTGACAGCGGGAATTTACCACCAGAGTGCAATAGCGGTTTCTAATGGGCTTAACCTGACTATTCCGGTAGGAAAGGAGGATATTATCCATCCGGTTGCAAATGATGCCACAATAGCTTTGAAACTGGCTACCAAATGGGTAAAACTCAATTATACTTACGATCAGTCTTTTAATAAGATCTGTAATCAGAATTTTAAATTTGGCAATCCTGATCCTACTAATGATGGAACTATTTCATCTACTATTGAAGATGTTTCCATAACCCCTCCGGTAACTTTTAATTTCAAAGCCTTTGATGCCTTTTGTTGGACATTGGCTGGAGGAACTCAATATACCAATCTTGGAGTGACAGGAACAACCTGGTTCCCGGAAACAGCCGCTACAACTATAGATTATATCAGAAATGTCTATGATGTTACCGGAGCCACAGAAAACAGGTATTTGGTTATTCATTCATCCACCTTTACTGAACACGTAAAAAGCTCTATTTTCAAGATAGATGTAAATGATGCCCTCCAGATATCTTTTGATTTCAGGACAAATACCGGCATGGGTCATGTTACTATAGCTCCCATGATTATCTGTCTCGATGGAGATGATGGTAATAAATATTGCCTTGGGGGAATAAGTAGCGACCCTTCAACATTCAAATGGTATTTATGTACGCCGGATTATTATTTTGGAGCTACAGCCGGAAATACATTTTCTCCTTTTGTCTCTAAAATCTGGAGTGGAGCAAACGGGGATGAGACCCAGATATGGTCCAATATATCCGTAGATAAAGATATTAATAATCAATTATTTAAAACGCCTGTTTCCGGGAATTGCTTTATTATTCTTCAGAATATTTCGGCCGGGGGAGCATCGGAGGCTTGGTTTAAGAATATCCAGATAACAATTCTGCCTTATTTGCAAGGCTCTTATGTTCAGTTAAAGGGAGATTATAATTTTTCCAGTTCAACAGAAACGATAAAACAAACCTTAACTGAAGACGTGGAAATAAGCGATTCCCCCAAACGCTATTTTAAAGGGGCTTTGGTTAAATCTGATCTTGAACTGGTAGTTCCAACATGGCATAGGAAGGGCATTTTAGAGGCTTTCCGATTCCAGCAACTTATGGAGCGGGTAATTTTTAATAATGTTTACCGGCAACTCCAGAAGATAGAAGGTTCTTTCAGGGGTCATACCTATACCCTTGCTGACTTCACCGTGAAGCCTTCAGGATACCTCAATGCCTATACTTTTACCCAACACCCTGTTCCAAGCAAGAGATTTATTCTAACTTCATTTGACAGGGATTATGGGAAAGGACTTGGAAGACACGTATTTGTAGAGATCCTGGAAGATGAAAATGCAGATCCTTTTGTCAGTCCTGATGATTATTTATTTCAATATATCTATACATAAATGAATACGGTACAAGGGAATAATGTGGTTTTGAGCCTGATGAAGGATGACTGGGTTCAGCTCCTTTGTGCCTCAGATATGAATCTTTCCCTGAATCTGGATACCCTTGAAAACAAAACTATAGGAGATGGCCACTGGGCTTCTTTCGCCCACGAAAAGCTGAGTTATACTATAAATATATCGGGCCTGGCTATAGTGAATGATACTGATGACCAGACTAATTTTTCAGCCTTTGATTCCGCTAATCATTGGGTTAAATCACTTTATGTTCACTTCCGGATTAGTTTTTATGATGATATTGGAGATATAAAATCTTTCCAGGGATATGCGCTTGTAACGGGTTTATCTTTCGACATATCCACAGGAGCCCTGGTAAAAGATAATTGCACCCTTACCGGAACAGGGGAACTTCTTTTCTTTGATGGTCTTATCCCCTGCGATAGTCTTATTCTCACTATAACAGTAACCGGACAGACAGCAGCAGACGGTATTATCCATATAGCCTATACCTATTCAGGAGCTCCTTATCAGGTTAAATACCAGATTGATGGGACAGGATCGTGGATTTATAGCCTTGTGGGAATTGCTATAGATATTCCGGGACTTTCCCTTGGCGATCATTCCATAGAAATGGTTCCTGTATGTCCGAACGGCTATGAGGCCGATAATTCCACTTCCCAGGCTTTCCAGGTAACCCAGGCCTTGACCTGTTCGGCTGTAATAGATGATATTACAATAACGACAATGACAGCCACACCTCATGTTTCCAGCGGAACCCCTCCGGGATATTTCTTCTCTATTGACGGAGGCACTCCGGGCTTTAATCCTATAGGAACCTCTGTTTCAATAGGTGGGCTGACCCCGGGAAGTCATTCTATTACCATGACTCCTGAATGTTCAAATGGACTTACAGGTACAGGATTTACTAAATCATTTACCGTAACATCTAATCCGACCCAAAGTATTATTGACTGGCAGCTTGCCTCATTTACAACCGGCAATACCCTTAATATTTATGTAAATGGAATACTTACCATGGGAACAAGCACACCTGGAACAGGATCTATAACCGTACCTAATGGGGCTACAATAAGGGGTGAACTGATAGCAAACAATCTTAGTGGTTCACATGCAACACTAAGGACGCAAGATGTAACTTTATCTACAATTCTAGATACCCGGAACGGTATAGCACCAACGACTTTAGCTTATATATTCACAACAAATGGAGATGAGTTTTCAATTTTAGGAACAGTAACACCATGAGTACATATTCTGATCTGGTAAATGATATTAATGACTGGGT